TCCCCAGCAGCTTGTGAACCCGCCAGCTGTCCTTCAGCGTCCGGCGCTTTTCCTCAATGCTGTAATCAGCATCCCACCAGTCCACCTTGAAGTCATAAGCCAGAATATCAAGCAGCTGCCCGTCCAGCCGGTCGATAAACGGATAAATGCGCAGCCGGTCGATTTCTTCCGGGCGCCGGGACAGAATCTGCGCCGTGATCTCCGCCAGAGCCAGAGCCGACGAGTCCTTTTGCAGCGCTATCGGAAATGCTGACAGGATATTCTCTGCCGTCAGGCCATGAAACGAATCCGGCTCATTCATCCTCATAACCTCCATTCAGGATGTTCATGCTTCGAAGCCGCGCCAGCTGAGGAATCATCTCCGCCTGGTCACAGCTCATATCCGCTCCCAGAGCCGGATTTCCGTCCCGCAGACGGGAATAGGCCGGAGCGGCTACATCTACTCGTTTGATTCCGGCGGCCATGATAAGGCTGATCAGCCGCGAGGGATTGATATCCCGGCCCAGCTTGCCGCACTGCCAGGATACATACTGGTCCACCGCCTCCCGCACCGCCTCCGCGATCTCCGCACCGCTCTTCATGCTTTGCTTGGGGACGTAGTAGGTAAGCTGAATGTCATAGGGAACGGCCTCGGCATCCTCGACGAAAACCTGATCGGTCAGCGGGCGCACCTCATCCGCGCTGCATGCCGCCAGCACTTTCCCTTTCAGTTCCTCCGAAGCCGGTGTTCCATCGTCCATCAGGACGTAGAGTTTGACCACACCCGGTGTGGGAGAGTTGACCGCGACATCCGCAATTCTGGTGCTGACCTGCCTTGCCCAGTAAATATAGCTGCCCCGCGCTCCGGCGCAGCTGTAAGCGTCCATAGAAGCCCTTAAAAGTTCGTAATATTCCTCGTCTGTCGGCACATCGGAGCCGCCGTCCGATGCCGTAATATTTCCGCACCGGGCAAAATAGGGGAAGACATCCACAAGCTGATTGATCTGCCCAATTGTATACTCATTCCCGACGGCGCCCGGCGTCTGGCAGCGAACCTCCGCCTCCGCGAAAGTTTCGCCGGCAGGAATGTAATGGTCCTGTCCGGTATCCCAAACCAGCGCCCCGTTAACATCCGTGACGCGGGTGCCGGCGGGAATCAGCAGGGCATACTCCAGGGGCACGGAAATTTCAAAGCGCATTTTGCACGCCGCCGCCTTTGCTTCGGGGCGGGCCTTGCAGCGGGTCAGCTCCGCCAGCGCGTCCAGGTTGGCTCCTTCCGCACGGGACGGGATGTTCTGGTTCCCGGCGTAGTTGGTGAGGACCCGTTCCTGGATGATGACGTGGGCGGCCCACCAGATATACAGCCACTCCGGGGAAGACGGACGGACGGTAGATTTGGTGATCCGCTCATAGGCGCTCGTCAGGAGGGATACCAGCGCCCCGGTATCCGTGGGGATAAATTGATACTCAGGGTTCCTCATGGATTTCAACCTCCACAGTAGGGATCAGCCGTCCCGGCTGGCTGAGGTCTTCAGAGAAGGAGACATTGACGAAAGCAGCCCGGGGCTCCCAGCGTTCGATGGCCTCCCGAATGGGCGCGACCAGCATGTTTTTTACGACGGGGATGGGCTTGTCCAGGAGGTCCCACGGCAGACCGAAGTCCCGGCAGAGGGGCACAGTGCCCTTTGGCGTTGAGAGGATCACGGCGATATTTTGCAAAACGGAACTGACGGTGTCCGGTTCATTGAATCGAATGCGTCTCAGGTCCGCTGCGGAAACTTTGTAACTCATTGTCAGTTCCTCAAATATTCCTGCAATTTCAGCGACACGACGGCATAGTAAATATTGCCGTTTACGTCGAAGTACTGCGCGTCGATATTCATGCTGGTGATGGTCCAGCGGTAGCGTCCGTAGGCGTGTTCACCGATGGTAAGAGGCAGGGTCCTGCCGCTGCGCATGAGCCGCCAGAGGGCCCAGATTTCGGCCATCGGGTCAGTACCCAGCTGCGGGGTAAAGGAAACGTTAAAGTCGATCTGATCCGGATCGAGGCCGGTGCACTCGGTCAGCGCGTTCCCGGCGTGGCGCTGATGCACAGCGTACCGGGCGGAGCCGGACCATTTGAATTTGTCGAGCGTCCGCACAGTTTCGGCGGAGACCTCAAAGGCGACGCCGCCCAAACAGCCGATATGCGCCATCGCACCAGCTCCCTTCTGTCATTGGTCCGCCCACTGCCTGAGCTTGCCCAGCCCGCCGATCTCGCCCAGGATAAAACCGTCTCCGTCAAAGACCGGGAGGTAAAGGCACAGAACGACGGTGCCAATCAGAGGCATCCAAGGTTTGATGACCAGGTCATGGGTATGGCTCTCGAACAGGGCGTAGCCCGCGCCGCCCGCCTGAGCCTCTGTCCGCTGAGGGCCCTCGTAGTCCGGGATATAGGGCCGGGAGGCCAGGACATAGAGCCGGCCGGAGGGGAGCCCGGTGTCCTTGAAAACGACCCGCGCCGTACGCTGATCAGGGTCCCGGTCCGTGACGGTGCCGATACGGACAAGGTTGTCGTAGACAGCTTCTTTGTTCATAGAACCTCCTTGGTCAATAGCTCAGGCAGCGCCGGAGCTTGATCTGGGTGGTGTAGCCGCCGCTGACGGTGTGGACGGCCTGAGAGACGATGGATTTCCCGCTCCACCCGCCGAAGCCCTCCAGCTGCACGGTGACGCCGGCGGCAAGGACGGGACTCCCCGGCAGGGTGATCACAGCGGAGCGTTCCAGCTTGTTGTGGAGCCGGAGACGCTTGGCGGCCAGGGCCTGCGCCTCGCCGGGACTGGAGACCTTTGCCGAGACCTCCAGGCACTGCCCGGTTTTGGTGTCTTTTCCGTCCGCCTGCGCCGTACCCTCGACGCATTCACCGGAGTTGGGGTCCACATAGCTGACGCGGCAGGATGCGTATTGCGTCTCAGCGGCTCCGGCTGAGAGCTTGTATTTGGTATAGATGCCCGCCGCGGGCTTCTTCAAGTCGGCGCGTTTGATCGTCAGGACGGGCGGCAGGGCCTCATAAGCGGCCTGATCGAAAAGGACGAGCTGGCTGTTTGCTGCCTTGAGGGAAATTCCAGCGTCGCTGCACAGGCGGATGAGGAAGTCGATGTCGCTGGTTTTGAGCTGCTCCGTACGCTTGTAGAAGGGGTCGCTTTTGGCCTCGTACATGAGGCTCATACCGGCGTTGGAGGCGATTTCCCCGGCGATGCCGGAGAGCTTGTAAGATTCCCAGCCCTTTGATTTTTTGGTCTGACGGACAGCTGACCCGAAGGGAAGGGCGGTTGCCTTGATGGTGACAACAGCGGGCGGGCCGGAGGCGGTCACGCTGTCCAGCTCAAAGGCGCCGCAGGGCAGAACGTCGTCCCTGCCGTCGCTCTGCCAGTTCCTCCGGATAATTTTGGCGCTGATCTTGAGCTTGGCGGCGGCCGCGGCGTCCACGGCGTCATTGAGCCAGCTTTCCAGCCACAGCCCGTCCCGGTCCTGAAGGGTGAGCTGGAGGTCGTCGGCGTCCAGGCACTCGTTATCAGTGTAAGTGATGGATTTGAGATAGGGCTTGATATCCTTTGTGATATCGGTTCCGGCGAAGGATATCTCAACCTCCGTCCGCCGGGCAAGATTAACGTCGCTCATAGCGCTGTCTCCTATTTAATTTCTTTCCAATTGACAAATGCGCATTAAATACGTATAATAGTCTTGCGAGGTGGGAAGCATGAAAAGGACCGTCTTAATGAAGCTGTTTAAAGACAAGGGCTGGTGGGTTTTGCGGGAAGGCGCGAGCCACACCATCGTCACAAACGGCGCTGAAATTGAGGCGGTTCCCAGACACAAGGAAGTCAACGAGCAGTTAGCCAACGCGATCATCAAGCGCCGCGGCCTGAAGTAAGGAGGCAAGCCATGAAAACCGCTTATCCCATCATTCTGATGCCCGTCGGGACCGGATATGTCGTAACGGTGCCGGACCTCCAGATCAACACGGAGGGGGCCGATATCGCCGATGCCATCAGTATGGCGGAGGATGCCATCGGCATGTGGGGCCTCGCCGCCAGGGACCTGGGGAAGGACATCCCGGCCCCGTCCACCGCGCCGCCCCCATGTGGAGAGGGAGAGGTATCCGCTTTCGCCGTGGTGGATTTCGACGCTTACCGCCGGGCCAATGAGACGCGGACGGTGCGAAAGAATGTCACATTGCCGGGCTACCTGAATGATATGGCCGAAAAGGCCGGGCTGAATTTCTCCCGCGTCCTGCAGGACGCGCTGCGGGAAAAGCTCCAAGTGAACTGATCCGGTGCGCCGCCCCTCGTCGGAAGAAATTCCGCTCTGCTGCGTCCCCGCTTTACGGCGAAGACTCCGCCCGCTCCATTCCTTCCTCTTCTCCCCGCAAAATCCGCGGATTTTGCGGGGGTCCCGTTATGGTCTCTTCCAGGGCGGCAGCGAGTTTGCCGCCGTCTCCGTTTCCAGTTCCGGCAGTGTCAGAACAATGCCCGCCGGGAAGGTATAGTAGTTCCGGTATGGAAGGTTTGCGTTGATAAGCTGATCAGTGTGCCCGGCGCTGCCCAGCTGGGCGTAAGCGATGGCGTCCCACATATCGCCTTGTACCGTGGTGTAGGTCTTCATCGCATAACCCTCCTTGCGGCGTCGGCTTGGATGTCTTCTATCGCGTCGGCGACGGCCTCCTGCAGTTCGCCCCGGCGCACATAGTCCTCCAGAGCCTGAACCGTTTCCGTGGAAGCACCGCCCTCAAGATGGATATGGACTTCTGCCTTAATGGGCGGAGAATCCCCGCCGCCATAAGCCGGGGAAGGAATCGCTTCTATAATATTGGGAGCTGCGCCCGCAAAAGGGGCGGCGTAGGCCGCACTGCCCGTCACGCCCGTGTAAGCGGCCGGTTCGTTACGATTGCAGAACTGATTCAAAACAGCGAACTCCCGCGAGACCTCGGCGGGCAGTACGGTCTCCCCGCCCTGCATGTGCATGAGCTCCGGGCCGTTCTCCCCAACCCACGCCCAGCCTGGCGGTGCGTTGGCCGTACCGGAGGCGTAGCCGTGGCCCGGGATATCGAAATAGGAACCCGTATAGGCCCCGCCCAGGGCGTTGTTCACAGCGCTCCTAAACTGTCCGAACGCCGCGCGGACTCGGGGCAGCATTTCCCCCACCTGGTCGATGTAGCTTTGGATGGTGCTCTCCGCGGCCCTGGCGGCGTCCGTCCCCATGTCCAGGCCCTGAACGTCCTCGCCCATATTCTGGATCAGCTGGTCCATCTGCTCGGTAAGTCCCGCCGTCCAGTCCGCCATGTCCTGTGCGGCCTGGTCCTGGCTTTCACTGATTTCACCCAGCGTGTTCACAAGATTGCTCAGCGCCTGAGTGTTTCCGTTGTTGACGGCCTTTACCATATCCGCCGCCAGCCCCGCTGCCTCCGGTGTCCCGCTCCGGACGTACTCCATCAGCGTGTTATAGTTTTCCTGGGTCACGCCCAAGTCCTCTGCGGATATTTTTCTCAGCTCCGCAATATTCTCGGCATACCCCTGCCAGTAGGAAAGCTGCGTGTCCAGCGCCTTTTGCGCGGCCTCCACGGTTGCGTCGGCGTCCGCCTTTGCTTCGTCGAACAGTCCGAACTGTCCCTGGAAACTCTCCAGGGCCGCTTCATAGGCTTCCGAATATGCTGTTGTCAGTTTCTGTATGGCGTCCAGCGTGCCGGAAAGCACCGCCTGAAGCCGCTCTTCCTTGCTGGCGGATTCGTCCAGAGCGGCGTTCTGACCGCCCAGGACGTCCAGAAGGTTCTCGTATTCTTCGGCGTTCTCCGCGAGGGCGCTGTTGGTTTCCTCCAGGCTTCCGCGATAGCTGTCCAGCCTGATTTGTGCGGCAGAGAGCTGTTCTGAATACGGCCCAATTCCCCAGTAGTTATTTCCCTCGTTCAGGGCTTGCAGGCGTTTAACGTCCGCCTCCGCTGCCTTGATCTCCTTTTCGTAGGCGCTCCGATCCTCTTCCAGCCGGGATTTCTCCCGGATCAGCTCCATGCTCCGACTCAGGGCTTCGGATTTTTCCGCCGCCTCCGCCGCCTGGCGGATGTAATTATCTAGCATGGACTTCCAACCGGAGCCGGAGGTCACGTCGTCCAAGTTCAGATCCAGGCCCTGAAAGCGGCTGTTCAGCTCGTCGATAATGCCGCTCATCAGCTCCAGCTCCCCGCTGGATTGATTTCCGGCGGAGGCCAGCTCTTTCAGCTTTGCCGCTAGGGCGGCGGCGTCCAGAGCGCTCTCCCGGCTCTCCGCGGCGGCCTCCTGATAGCTGGCGGCGCTCTCCTCCACGGAGGCGATCAGGTCGGCATGCTGCTGGGCCAGTTCCTTGGCGGTATGGATGCTCTGCTCGTATTCCTGCGTCAGTTTGTTGATTTCGTAGCGGAGGCGGCCAGCCTCTCCGCTGGTTTCGCCGTAGAGCGATACGGCGTTTTCGTACTCCGCGTTCAGCTCCTCCAGCCGCAAGCGCTGTTCCTCGCTAGCGTAGGTGGCGCTTTGAACCTCCTTGGTGGAAGCGGCGACCGCGGCAGTCACACCTGCGATGATTCCCGCGACGCCCAGCAGCGGCCCCGCGGACGAAAGCAGCGACGCAAGGTTCAGGGCGCTGAAGACCTTCATGGCCGCGTTCACGCTCACAACAGCGGTTCCCATTGCGGCAAACGCGCCCGCCCCGGCCATCGCGCCCCTTACCAGCGCCGGGTTTTTCTGGATGAATTCGTTGGCGCCGTTCATTAAGCCGGTTCCCAGTTGCGCCAGGTCCCGAAGCTCCGGGTTGAACTGCTCCCCGATGGTGGATTGCAGCGCCTCCATTGCGGAGTTCATGATGGTGATGTCGCCGTTAAGGTTGTCCAGCTTGACCGCCGCCATTCGCTCCGCCGCGCCGGCGCTGTTTTGGATGCTGGCCGTCAGGCTGTCATATTCGGCCTGGCTGGTGTTGATGATCGCCAGCATCCCCGCCATGGCCTCTTTGCCGAAGAGGGTGCTGGCGGCTTCCGACTGCTGGACCTCGCTCAGGCCGGAGAAGGCGGAGCGGAGGCTTCCGGTCAGTTCCGCGAGGGACAGCATCTCCCCGCCGGTGCCCGTCATGGAGATGCCGAGCCGGTCCATCATTTCCGCCTGTTCCTTGGTGGGGGCGGAGAGATTTGCAAGAGATGTCCTCAGCGCCCTGCCCGCCTGAGAGCCTTTGATACCGTTGTTCGCCATGATGCCCAGGTTTACCGCCGCGTCCTCAATGCTGTACCCCAGCGTCCCGCACAGAGAGGCCGCATACTGGAAGCTCTCACCCATGATGGCCACGTTGGTATTGGACTTGGCGGCGGCTTGAGCCAGCACGTCGGAGAAGCGGCCGGCGTCCCGCGCCTCAAGCTTGAAGGCGCTGAGGCTGTCCGTCACGATGTCGCTGACGTTTGCCAGGTCCTCCCCGGAGGCGGCGGAGAGGCTGACGACGCCGCTCATACCGGAGAGCGTCTCCTGCGCGTCCCATCCGGCCATGGCCATGTATCCCATGGCGTCTCCGGCTTCCTGGGCGGTGAACTTGGTGTCCGCGCCCAGCTCCTTGGCTTGCGCCGTCAGCGCGGCCATCTCCTGGGCGTTCGCCTGGGACAGCGCCTCCACGGTGGACATGGCCTCCTGGAAATCGCCGGCGACGCCGACGCATTCCACGTAGGCGCCGGTGATTTCCTTCACTGACGCGGCGGCACCGGCGGCGGCAATGGCCTGCTGAACCACGTCAAATGACTGAGCGGATTTCTTCCCGAAGGTTAAAGCGCCCTCGGCGGCCTTGTCCTGTTCAGCCTGCAGTTCTTTGAGCCTTGCGGCCAGCTCTGCGTCCTTTTGGGCCAAATTTGCCGTATCGATTCCGGCCTCCCTCAGCTTCGCACTGGAGGAATCCAATTTCTGTCTCTGCCGTTCCAGGGCTGCGGTGGTGTCCTTGATGCGCTGTTCCAGCTTGACCTTCTCCCGCTCCAGGGCGGTGGTAGACCCTTTGGTTTCGCTGATCTCCTTTTGCAGCAGACCATGCTGCTTTTGCAGATTCTCCAGTTTGGATCGGGTATTCTCAATGGCAGTCTGCTGCTTCTGGAAGGAGGCGATGTTGCCCTGGAGCCGGTGCAGCTCCTGGATTTCTTTGCCTAACCGGGAGAACTCCGCCTGGGCTTTGGAAAAAGTGCCGCTGAACCCGCTGTTCATCCGGGCATTGAGAGCAAAAAGCATTTCGTATTCTTTTCTATTGGCCATTGCCGCCCACCTTCCCGTTCTCGATCACAGCATTATTGGCTTCAATCCATAGCCGCAGAGACACCAACGGCTGAGATTGCCAGAATGGAATACCCGTATGGGTGTTCTCGGCCAGAATTATGAACTGCTTCCGGAGCCAGTGCCCGCCGTCGCCGGCAATGACTCCGAGCTCAGTAAAAAACGCCGGGCTTTTTTGCATATCTGGGAGAAATCCCTCAGGGGGAGGGCCTGGAAGGCGGCAGCGTCCAGCGCCCGCCGGCCCTTCTCGTTCCGCTCTGCGCAGGCCCTCACGGCCATGCCCAGGAGGTAATCCCCGGTGTACTCCGGCACCACCAGGGTCCGCCCCTTCATCAAAAGCTCGCTTTCAATGTCCAGATGGTCCGCCCCGGTGAGGGTATCCCATCGGAACGTCAGGAACTCATAGGTCCGGCCCTCCCACTGAAAGGGCTTGCTGAACGTATGGACATAGGCGCCCGTCTCCGGCTCCTTCCGCGCGGCCTGTTCCAGCTCTACAGCGGCGGATGCGTCGGCCATCCCGTCTGAAGCCCCCTGCGGGGTCCCGGATAGGCCAAATTGTTTTACGTTTTCCATGTCTGTCCTCCTGTCACATCATGCCGAGGCACTTGCGCACGTCGGCGGCACAGTCCACGCCGTTGACCTCGTGGACCTGGTTGAACTGGTCGATGTCGATGACTTTTTTCCCGGCCTTGTATACGGTGTATTTGCATACGCTGTAAGTCCCGGAAGCGTCGGCGGCGGAAGCGGTCGCGATGGTGCCGTGGCTTGTCTCCACGGGCCGAATGGACATCTCGAACCGGACCTGCTCCTTTTCCTCCCTGCGGGCCACGGAGTCGAAATACTGGTCGGCGACGTACACGGCCACGTCGTGCCACTCGTTGGAGCCCAGTTCTAGGGCGGCATCGGTGACGCTGGTGAAGTCAATGCTGACGGTCATGGCCTCGATCATGCCGGCAAGGGGGATGCTGACGTCGCCCATCAACCCGGCGCCGGTGGATGTGACCTGCTTGTACTTGATGGGCGGCATCTTGACCTTGCCCACGCCGATCAGCGCACCGCCGTCCTTGTACATCATGTAGTCTATGTGTCCGTTCGGGTAGATCACAGGCTGTTACCTCCTACTAAAATAAAATTTGGTTGGGACTCACGGCTGCCAACCGTGGGTTTCTTCCATCTTACGCCGTCAGCGCCGTTTCTACGTAAGAGACGTCGTACTCCAAAAGGAACTCGATCCTCTGGGCGGGGACAGGCGGTGCGTTATAGCAGTGAAGAGTGATATGGCCGGCCAGCAGGTTCGTCAGGGGGTTCTCCTCCGCCAGCAGCTCGCATCGCGCCCCGTAGAGGCAGCCGCTGCCGCACAGTCCCCCCAGCCAGATATTGCAGGTCTGGATGATGGAATCCCGCAGCGCCGTGGTCAGGGGCTTGTCCTGCTTGGGCCAGAACGTCCGGATCAGGGTGTTCCCGATGAAGTCGAACATCCGGGACACAGGGATAAACTGATCCTTGACATCGGCGTTGCCGGGGAAGCAGGCGGTGTAATTGCCCTTGGCTACCCATCCGCTGTCCAGGAAGTTCACAGCGGTGACCACACCCCAGTCGCCGGACACCATCTCCACCTGTGGCCATGTCAGGTTGACCTCGGTACCGTCCTCCAGCACGCAGGCGTCCATCTTGAGGTTTTTGTTGGACGGGCTCTCATAGGGGACACCCCGGTTGCCCGCGTCCACCTGGGCCATCAGCCCGCAGAGCTGGGTAGACAAATGGAAACGGTAGTATACGCCCTTATCTTTATCCACCGTCAGTTGAACCATAGGCCAGCAGAGAATCTGGTCCTCGTCCACGAAGCTGTTCTTGTTCTTGTAGGCGGACAGCTGGGAATACTCGGTGACGCCCTCCGCGCTGCTGTCTGCGTCGATCACGGCCTTGCCCTTGAACAGACCGCTGATCGCGCTGGCCTTGGCAGCCATCACTGCCGCCACCACGGTGTTGTGGGACCAGCCGGGGGCGCAGATCAGGTCGGGGACAGTCCCCACCACCGTCATGGCCGCGTCCACCTGACCCACGCCGTCCACAACGTCGGCCACCGTCGCGGTCTCAGGGCTGACGGCCTCATAGCCGATGTTGAGCGTGGTGGCGTCATAGGCAGTGCCGCCCTCCAGCAGTTCCACGATGCAGACGCAGGTATCGGCATCGTCCCGGTCATAGAACACACTGAAATCTTCGTCCGCTTTCAGTTCGACGGCGGACGATTCCTCCCCTTTGACGCTCACTTTCAGCGTGCCGGAAATGGCCTCGATGGGAAGGACCGCCTGATGGGCGGTCACAGGGTAGTCCTTCGGCTCCGCCGCCGCCTTCATCTTCTCGGGGTCCAGAATGTTGCAGAAAATCGCGGGCTGCTGCCCGAACAGCTGGAAATGAGAGTACATGAACTCACAGAGGGTGTATTTCTTCCAGTCGTAGGAGAAGCCCAGCTTCTCCACCGCCTCATCCCAGCTGGTGGCCAGCACGGGGGTGTTGGCCTTGGCCGGCTTGCTGGCCGCCTGGACGGGGGCCGTCCCCACCACAAAAGGGATACCCACCTTGGCCACATTAGGCGTGCTGACCGACGTGGCCTGTTCGTAAACACGAACGCCGAGAATTGCCATACTTTATTCCCTCACTTTCCCGCCAGCTCTTTGTAGTTGGCGTACAGGATGTTGCCGGGAACCTTGACCTTCAGCCGCGCTTCCGGCAGCGCGTCGCCGGACACGATCAGGGTTTTCACCTTGGGCTGCTTTTCAATAGCAGCTGCGGCCACCTTGTGGGCATTCGCCCGATCCCCACGATAGATAGTGCCAGTTTGAATCAGGCCCTTGATGTTCGGGCCGATGTAGATATAAAAACCGGAACGGTTGGTTTCTGCAGCAGAGACGGCACGTCCCTTCAGAGCCTCCGGCATATCAGAATTCTTCTTTGGCATCTCGTTCTTCTCCCTTCAAAAGAATGGTTTCGTTTTGGCGGTTTCCCCACGGGTCCTGTGCGCTCAGCCCCCCGGTGTACGGCAGAACGTCCAGGCGGGTGACAGGCGGGAGCTTCCAGACGGAGACCATTTCCCCCATGTAATAGGGTGCCATGCGGGGGTTTTCGCCGTCAGGATAGGCCAGCGCCTCCAGGCCCGCCTTAAGGTCCAGCAGGAACTGTTTGCCGAGGACGGGCCGCTGCAGCAGGGCGATCCGCAGTTGTTCCATCAGGTTCAGCAGGGACAGCGCCCCCTCCTCTTCGTCCTCATGGTAGACGCAGAACACCGTCCGCACCACCGCCGAGGACTCTGGGAGCCTTGTCCCCGCTGTCTGGATATCCTTGCCTGTGACAGCCTGGTGGAGAATATACGGGGCCTTCCTGTCTGCGTCGCGGAGCTGTGGAAGGCGCATCAGGTGGACCTCCGGAGGCCGGGCCGGGGGAGCAGGATTCTCCTCCGTGGGCCGGACCGGCAGGAGCAGTTCCCGGGTGGCGGCCTCGGTGAATTCCTTCAGCCGCTTCAGCAGGATTACTTTCGTCATCGTCCTCACAACCTCCATATCCCTCGCTTCGGCCCGCAGGCCAAAGCTCGCTCATTCCGGTGTTCGTCCTCTCCCCACGAAATCTGCGGATTTCGCGGGGACCCCGTTTTGATCAATGCCAGCCGTTCAGGATCGCGTTGATCTCATGGTCCAGCCGCTCCTCGAATTTCTCCATGGCCTCTTTCGTCAGCTTGTCCGCCACTTCCTCCTGCCCCAGCATCTGGGGGACGGAGGGACCGAACAACTCCTCGATCTCGTCCTTGTCATTGGAGGTCATTCCCCCGGTTCGTTCATAAATGCCAACGTGGCCGGTCGATTTCATCCTGGCCACGAAGGCATGCTGGAAAGTTGCCGGAGAAGTGCTTCTGAGGACGTGGCCGCGGGCGGGAACACTGGGATATAAAAGCTTCCACTTATCCTGGGGGTTGGCATACGTTCCGAACATCACCGGGGCCCGCTCACGGGTGTCTTTGGTAGGCGTGCTGGGCGAAGCCCCGCCAAAGCGATACAAAGGAATGCGCTGACCGGCAAAGACAACATGAACCTGAACTCCGTTCTGGCAGCTGTAGGATATCTTCGCGTTTTCTGCGTCACGAATATTGGCCGCCTTGATGTCATAGCGTTCCCGGGCAGCTTTCGTGCTCTGCGCTCTGAGATGTGAAGCAGAGCGGGCCATGGCGTTCCGGATAGCCTTTTCAATTCCTCCGGGAATCCCCGTCAGCAGCTTTTCCGCCCGATCCAGGGTATCCTGCCCCGTGATGGTGAGGTCAACGACATGGCCTCCGCCAGAGGGACCTATGTATTGACCTCCGCCGATATGCTCTCGAGCTTCCCGGCTGATGTCCTTTTCAGAAAAACTCATTCTCTGATACCCTCCAGCTCAATCCTCAGCATCCCCATCTCGTTTCCCACGAGGCCGGCGGTGTATGTTTCGAAAAACGTACTTCCCTGCTGGGCGGATATCTGGATCGTATTCCCATGCTTTGGGACCTTCCCGCCCAGATCGGCGGCGGCGCAGAACAGCACGCCCGTCACCTGGTGGAGGCCCGGGGCGCCGTCCGACCCGCCCCGTCCGAAGCCTTCTGCGCTCAGCCGCTGCCGGTCTGTCGTCTCCAGCTCCGAAAGGGACACGGGAATGTCAGGATATTCCTCCCCGTCATAGCGGATTGTCCGCAGCTCCGCGAACTCCGCCAGGTTCAGGAACACGGCGCGGATATCCCGCTGGACGATGTCTTTAAAATTCATTTTTTCCGTCCCTTCTTCTCCGCCGGCGGGGCGGGCGGCGCCTCCCAGGCGGCGCTGTCCGCCCTCAGCCACGCCGCCGTCATGATGGGATCGTTAGCCGGGAGGGACTCTCCCCGTGCGTAGGCTCTGCCCTGGTACAGGATGGACCTCTTCGCAATCAGCTTCTTCGCCATGCCTTCCGCCTCCCTAGCCCAGCAGCTTCACCAGCACGGAGACGTCGTTCTCCGCCGCCGCCTGGACGGCGTATCCGGCGGGGGTGTTCCCCTCCGCCGCCGCGGTGATGGCATCCGCCGCGCTGTCATAGCAGACGGCGGTGCCCAGGGCGATGGCCTCGCCCTCCGCCTTTGCCAGCTTGAATACGCCTTCAACGTGTACGGTCCCGGCAGCGCCCGCCGGGATGTCCCCGGCGGCTACCCCGATCCGGGTCCCCAGGACCACCACGGAACCGTTTGCCGCGTCGTCGGCAGGGGTGTAATACAGGGCCTCGCCCTTCTGCACATAGACTGCTTTCATGTTCTCTCCTCCTACGCGCCGAGCTTGACGCCGTTGTTCCGCAGCAGGCCCCGGTAGTCCATCGCGCTGACCACCCAGTCCAGCCAGATATCCCAGACGAAGCCCAGGTAGCCCGCCTTCTCGCTCCGGCGGAAGCTGGGCGTGGTGACGCCGTTCAGGTAGTCCACCTGGATGCCCTTCACAAGGCGCGGGTCCGCCGCCATGAACCAGGGACAAGGCCCGTCCTTCGCCAGCACGTTCAGGGCACCCTCCTGGACGATTTTGAGCTTGCTGCGGTACTCCGTGTTCAGAACGTTCACCGTGTGGCTGCCGATGCCCTCCACGTCGATCTCCGCCGTGCCCAGGAGCTGGCTCACCCGCATCCCCCAGCCTACGGGGACGATGACAGAGGCAGGCTCCACCATGATGCTCTCGCCGAACTGGTCCGTCTGCATCCCCATCATTTGGATCATTTTCTCCAGTACGGCGATACCGGGGGCGGAGCCGGCGGAGATCAGGTTCTTATGGGCCTCGTCGAAAATGGGCGCGCCGTCAAAATCGGCGGCGTTATTGAAAATTTTCTCATACACCTGCCGGTTGATCTTCCGCTTGGCCCTGGAGGCGTACTGGGCGGGCATGGCCGCCAGGAAGCCGATGTCGTCGTTGATGAACGCCTCCCGTGTCATGGTGAACTGCGTCCCGTAGGTTTCCAGCTTCCGGGTAGGCAGGAGGTCCGTTTTCAGCGTGCTGTGCTTGAGCTCACCGCCCTCGCTGACCTTGTAAAAGTCCCCGCCGCCCAGGGCGTACTCGTGGGCCTTGCTGGCCTTGAAGTCCGTGAGGGAACCCTTGCTGGTCCAAAGCTCGAAGGTGGCGGGGACAAGGGTGTACTGTTGGACGATGGATTTGTTGATGGCGTTGTCCAGGATGGCGGGGAAGTCCGCCGTGGGGCTGAGGAACTGCCGCACCGCTGTATCCCAGAGGTCGTTCCTGGAGCGGCGCAGAAGCTTGGTGGTGGTGCCCTCGCCGGAGCGGGCAAGGCACTCGATCAGCACGTCCCGCATGGACATGCCCCGCAAGTCCTCGGTCCCCTGGGCCGGATTATCCACCGTTACGCCCGCCTGCATCAGCAGGGCGTCCCTGGCGGCGTCCCGGAAGTTGTCCTGGCCGCTGTCCCGCGCCCCGACAATCACCGGAGCACCGTGCCGGAGCAGATGCTCCACCGCCGCCGCCCGGACGGTGTCCAGGCTGTCGCCGCGCTCAATGTACTGATCCGGCTCCATGCCGGTCTGCCGGCACAGGGCCATAATGGCCGCCGCCTGGTTTCGATCATACTCCATGGCCCTCTGAGAAGCATCCGCATGTCCGGGAGCGTCCAAGCCGGACTCCACGGGAATGGTGTCCGACTTGGACACATCAACCCCGTCGGCAGCGGGAGCCCCGTCGGCGCCGCGCTGACCGGCTCCGCCCTCACCGGTCCCGGCGGGCGGAGCCTCCGGCCCGGCGTCGATGTTCCGCTGGCATTCGTCGAACTCCGCCTGTTCCTCCGCCGTCAGGCTCCGGCCCTCAGACTTGGCCCTGGCCAGGATTGCCAGCTGCCGCTTGATCCATTTGTCTTTCATCGCGCTACCTCCAGTATGTATTGATGTTGACCTGGACCTGTCTCTCATAGAGGGAGAGGTCCAGGTTCCCTTCCTTCGACCGACCTACGCCCACGGTGGCGTCGGCGGGGACGGATACGATGGATATCTCCAGCGGCGTCCACCTCCGGGCAATGGAGCAGGGCCCAGTGAAGCGCCCGTCCGCCGATGCAGCTCCGGCCTTGACCTCCTCCCAGGAGTCCACCTGATAGCGGACTGACGTAGTCTTCAGCGTGCCGGACTTCACCTTGCTGAAGATTCGCTCCGCCTCCTCGTCCGTGTCAAACTCCACCTCGGCGCAGCCCCGGCTGTTCTCCACCCAGGCTCGGAGCACCTTGCCCAGCACCTGGTCCACATCGTGGTTGAACAGCAGTACGCCGCTGCCGTTCAGCCGCCCCAGGTCCACCGCGCCGTCACTGTGGTCCAGAATCTCCAGGCCGAAGTACCGGCGGTATGGGGCCTCGCTGGAAAAACTAAGTATCCGTTTCCGTCCCTCCGCCTCCGCCCTCATCGGCTCCATCGTCATCGTCCGCGTCTGACTGCCCGCTCCCGGCGGAGCCTTCCGCTGCAGTTCCAAAAATGATCCCTCCCAAATCAATCCCTTTTTCCCTGCCGTAGGCCACGGCCTCGGCCATTTCGTCCACGACCTCCTTCCAGTCCCTGCCCTTCTCGGCCTGGAGGTCCTGGAAGGTCTTCTGCCCGCTCTGGAGGGCCACCCGGTCCGCCGCACTCTCCTTCTGCGGATCGATCCAGCGTTTAGGCGGCTTTACCCAGGAATGGGCCAGGTAGTCCTCCTTCCGCTCCCAGAAGTCCGGGATGGCGAACAGGCCGGACAGCACGCCGGAAATCACGAACGCCTCGTACACCTCGCTCATAAAGGCTTCCAGCAGCTCGGCTTCCTCCGTGTAGGCGGCCTCGTCCTCGATGGCGTTCTGCCGGGCGGAGGAGTATTTCGCACCGGACATGTCCCGGCTCACCGCCTCATAGCTCAGGCCCTGCCCGGCGGAGATCAGGCTCTGCTGGGTCTTTAAGAATGCCGTGGCGTCCGTGGCGGTGCCCTTGGGATCAATGATGACTGCGTCGTCCCCCGGCCCCATTTCAAGCAGCATGCCGGGGACCAGCTTCTTCCTGGCGTAGTCCACCTTTCCGTCAGGCCCCCGCTCCACGAACCGCCCGGTATTTCCGGCGGAGGGCGTGGTCTTTTTGATCGCCAGGCCGAACAGCGCCGCGACCCGCTCCTTTACCGATACGGCTGTAATGAACTCATTGACGTCCCTGACACGGGTGACGGTGGGGGCCAGGTCGCTCATCTCCCGGAGCTGGCTGGGGCGGCGCTTGGACTTGTAGAAAAACACATCTTTCGCCCCAATGAACATGGGCTCCATCTGCTGGTAACCCTCCAGATCGTACTGACGGAACCAGTAGCCCACGGGGCGCCGGTATCGGTCGTACTCGATACCGCCTACGACGCGGTTTCCCCGGTGTCTGGCGGCGGTCCGGGACACGTCCAGCTCGTCCACCTCCAGCATCTGGAGCTTGAAGGGTACCAGCCCGCCCCGTGTGTACCGGAACAGCGCCAGGATGCCGCCGTCCACCTTCTTCCGGTCCACCATCATGCGGAGAATCTCGTTGAAGCTCTGCTCGCCGGTGACGTCACAGTTTTCCGCCAGTGTCCAGCGTTTCCAGCCTTTTTCAAGCCGGGTGTCCAGCGCGTCGTCCCCGGTGAGGGCCCGGAGGGTAAAGCCCCGGCCCACCACGCTGCGGCGGTAAGCGTGGAGGACGGCCTGGGCGATGTCGCTGTTCCGCTCCAGGTCCCGCGCCCTGGCTCGCACCACGTCCCGCCCAGGGCGGTCCGTCAGCTCGGCGCTCTGGTTCACCACACGCCAGCCGGAGTTGATGCGGTCATGGCCCGCCGCGTCATAGCTCCGCAGCTCTTCCCACGCCTGCCGCCAGGATTCCCGCTTATACGCCGCCGCCGGCGACACGGCGGCGATCATATTGTCAAGCCAATTGATAGTCATCACCTCCACGCAAAAGGGAGAAGCGCCCTCCGGCGCTCCTCCCCACGAATTGGTTTATTCAGTTTTCGGTTTCTTGGCCCATCTCCGGGGCCGTCGGTTCCTGTTCTGCTCTGCCCGTGTGCTCCATCGGCAATTTTCGGGACAGTACGGGCCGTCGTTGTCAATGCGGTCAATGGTCAGGCCGTCGGTGTAACCATGGGACAGCGCCCAGCTTTGAAAAGCAGCAAAGTCATGCCTCCATTCATCGCAGACAAAAATGCCGCGTCCACCGTAGTCATCGTATTGCTTATTCCGGGGATTATGGCAGCGGTCTTTCATTGCACTCCACACCCAATGTAATTTTGTATAGCTTCCACCGTGTTTCGTGCTCCGTCGGATGGTGGCTTCAACCACTCCGCAGCCGCAGGAGCGTGTTCCGCCGCTTTTCAGGTTTGGCGCCCTGACTACTGTATACTTTCCGCAATCGCATCTGCACAGCCATGCAGAATTTTTGTCCCTACTTTCTGCCTGCTTAATAACCACCAACCGCCCGAACCGCTGGCCCGTCAAATCGACCACCTTTCTCACGCCGCGCCGTCTTCTTTCCCGTCAGGCGGTTCCTTGGTGATGATGAGGTCCGCCTCGAGGCCAAGCTGCTCCAAAGCCCGCTCGTAGAGGAACCGGAGCGCCTTCACATAAACATTCTCCATGTCTGTGTTATCCATACTTCGCCTCCGCCTTCGTCGCACGCCAGCCCTTCGCCATGCCGTACTCGAAGGCCAGAAAGACAGCATCTGTTTGGCCTTCGGCTTCGTCACACACGGCGATGGCCTCCTTTGGGTAGAAAGGATACTTGTGCCCAGTTTCCTCGGGTATCTTCGTCCGGCGGATATAATCCTTGATGGCCTTAATTGTATCTGTCATAAAAATCCTCCTTGAAATTCCAAGGAAGGTCTGGTAGAATGGATTTACTAAACCTCCTTGGTTTGGTGTAATAGGGTGTTGGTGTAGCTTTCTGAGGGCCGCCAACACTCTATTTTTTTATTTTGCCATGCTGTTCCTCAATCCCTCGCCGCACGATTTCTGAACGGCTTACGCCCTCTGCTTTGCAACAGTCGTCAAGCTGACCTAATGTTTTCTGGTCGAGCCGAACCCGGAGCATAAAGTCCTTAGGATTTTCTGAAACAGGACGGCCTTTCTTTGCAACCAATTATTCACCGCCTTTCTGTTGCTACAACAAATATATATTGTAGCAACAGGAAAGTCAAGGGGTTTTTCAAAATTTTCTGCACGGCCCTTGCAAAACCGTGGACCCACTGCTATAATAAAAATGTGGAAACCCTGAGACGGTTGCCACGGTACATAGAGCTATCTGCAACGGCTGGGGAAGTCGAGCCTCAGCCACCACATGAGCCGTCTGTTCGAGGCAGACGGCTCACTTCTTTTTATTGGCGTAGGCAAATGCAAACACCGCGAACACAAGGCCCGCAATACTGCAAAGGCTTCCAATATCAGTCAAAGTGATTATGTACCAGCACCCCCTTTGGAATGGATTTCCCACGAGGGCTGTATACACGCCTCCTCTCCGCTCCCGCGGGAGACAGGCAACCGTCTTTTTACCGTCACTGTCGAGAAATGACAGCGGGTTTCCACAGATGGGAGTATAGCAAATTTCCGCGAAATATGCAAGCGCCGCCAATCTGTGGGGAAATATTTTACCGCTATGCGGTTTGTCAAGGTGCAAAGGGGATGTTAATGGTCACCGTCCCTCGAAATACGCGGCGTAGACGCCGGGGATCAGCCCTCCGCTGTCCTCCTGGGCGATCTGGGCGGCCAGATCGTCCCGCAGAGCCCGGAGTTGTGCCAGGTCCGCCCTCGTCAGGGACCGGCTTCCCAGCTTATAGCTTTGCCCACCGCACAGAATTGCCGCTATGGCCTCGTCCACCTGAGCCAGCCGTTCCCGCAGCGTCAGTTTTTCATCCATGAAGGTCCCTCCTTAAAGCCAATTCTCATGTTCACGGATCCACGCCTTCTCAGGCGGCGCCGGAGGCTCCAGCGTGTCCCGCCCCTTCGGCGGCTCCTCCTCCACCAGCGCCCGCACGCCCACGATCTCCGCCGCACAGGCGGCCATACATTCACAATCGAGGAGGTGGTTCGCCGCGTGGGATGTCTTCGGCACCCAGCGGAGGACGGACCTCCCGCCGGACTTCTGGGCCGCCTTCTGCTCCGCCGTTACCTGTTCCGCGTAGTCCAGATCACAGTCCTTGTGGACCATCCAAGCCCCCGTTCCGTTCTCCCGGCGCATCCGGGCGGCGATCATGTCCTTGTACTTCCCGCCGTCCACCAGCACCAGACGCATCCCGTTGGCCCGGCTTCCCGCCTTGTTGATGGTGGAGATCCGGTAGTTGGCCTGCATCGTGGGCATTCCCTTGCAGGGCAGAGCCCAGTCGGAATTTTTCAGGCAAAACTCATAGACGTAATCCGTCTGGTCGCCGCTGTCTACCAAGGCCAGGTTCACCAGCATCTTCTCTCCCGTGGCCTTGGCATACTCTCGGTTCATAATTCGGGAGACCTCCTCGAAGGAGAGCGCCTGCCCGTGGGCCACGTTCTGGCTGGTCATACCCACGCCCCAGGCCCGGACAGTCCAATAGAAGCTGCCCTCTTGAACATCAACGCCCCCTGTCAGCAGCCTCGTCCACTCCGGCAGGACAAACTCCGGCACCTCCGTCTGACGTTCCAGCACCAGGTCCGCACTGGTTTTCAGCTTCGTGTCCTCCCAGGGCTCCGCCAGCCAGGAGTTGGTGAAGTTTTGATAAAGCTCCGGGTCGCCCTTGGAACGCATGAACTCATAGGCGATATCCCCGAAGGACGTGAAGGGAGAATACAGCGTGCTGATCCAGAAGGCCACGCTCTTGGCCCCCTGCCGGGAGCCCCGCACCGTCTGCCAGCGGCCTGCCTGGAGCATCCGCTGTTTGTCCCGGTCCGTGATGATGCCCTCGCACTCCTGACAGCGGTACACGGCCCGCTGGGCACGTTCCCGAAAGTCCGGATATTCCTCCTTGCCCGGCCATTTTATCTGGTGCAATCTCAGCTCGATGAACTTCCCGCAGTTGGGACAGGGCACGAAGTAATGCCGCTCCTCGTCGGCTTCCTCCTTGGCCCGCCAGATGTTCCCGGTCCTGAGTGTCGGCGTGGAGGGAATGAAAATTTTCCGGTTGGTGGTGTAGGTTTTGGTCCGCTCGATGGCGAGGCTCATGGCATCGGCCTCTTTTCTGGTGGCTCCGGGGTATTTGTCCACCTCGTCCAGGAACAGAAAGCGGATGGGAGTGCTGGCCAGACTCGCGGGGGAGTTGGCCCCGGAGAGATAGACCGTCATGTCCCGGAACTTCAGCCGCATGTTCTTGCTGTCATGCTCCAGGTACAGATTTGCCAGCGGCTGACAACCCTTGATCATGGGCTCCAGCTTGGACTCCACGGTCCGCTCCGCCAGGTCCCCGGAGGGGTAGACGATCATGGCCGGGGCCGGGTCCTGACAAATCAGGCTTCCCAGCACATTCTCCAGGACGGAGGTCCCGCCTATCTGGGTGGGCTTGACAAAGATGATCCGCTCCGCGTCGCCGTCGGTGAGCTCGTCCATGATCTCCACCAGGTACGGTGTGACGCTGTTCCGCCAGGGTCCGGGGATGGCGCTGCCGGGAGGCAGCACCCGGTTTTCTTCCGCCCACCGGGACGCGGGCACCCTGGGCCTGGGCCGCAGTTCCTCCACGGCCTTCTTGATCCAGTGCGGCACATAGACCGGCGCAGCGGTGTATTGTTTCATCCGGCCTTCGCACCTCCCTCACCCAGCTCCGTCACGGCGTCGGTGAAGGCGCTCAGCATGGCCTCCAGCTCCGTCCGCATGGCCTTTTCTATGGCCTTGGCGGTCACGGCATCCACTTGACCCGGCATGGACCGGACGGCTCTGGCGGGCATGTCCAGGGCGAACTGCCGGAAGGAGCGCAGGAACGCCGCAAGCTCCCGCCCGGCGCTCTCCGTGTCCAGGTACTTGCCCTCGGCGATAGCGGTTTTCAGCCGGTGGAGCTGGCCCTGGCTCTCCTTCAGCTCCACCTCCGCCCGCAGTTTTTTCAGGGACAGCTCCTCCATGTCTGAGCTGCAGGCTGTTTTGTTCCGAACCAGCTGCTTCTGGTACTCGATGTAGCGCTGGACGCTTTCGCAGGTGGGATATTTCCGGGCCTTATGTCCCGGCGGCACCTCTGTGCGCAGATCGCCAGACCGGGCACGTATCTGGATCATGCGTTCAGAGCAGCCGACTAACTGCGCAATTGCCTTGGCGTCCGCCCACCCGGGAATGGCGGTCAAGATGGGAGCCTTTTCCACGCTTTTGCCGTCTGATTTTCTTGCCATGCGGGGACCTCCTTTCCTGTCCGCCAGGTACGTGTTTGCCGGGTTCGCTGTTCGCCTCCCGGGGATTTCGCCTTTTTTGCGCGCCGCCTTTACCAGTTATCCCCGTAGGGGGATAAAATTCTTTGTTTTCGCCGAAAAACGAAACGAAATTACCGGGAAAAATCTGAATTTTCTGGAAAGAAGCGGTGGGCCTCGTCAGCCCCGCGCTGGTTTTTCCGCCAGAAAGGACCCGCGCCGGCCGCCGGCCCGTGTTCCCATCGCGGGCTATCACCTCCGCTGGATGGACTCACGATGGCCGGGGCCCCGGGGCAAACAAAAAACTACGGCCAACGACTGCGCGTCTCCGCGCTGGTCATTGGCCGTAGCTCTCAAAGCATTCGCCCTTCACGATATCCACGATGTGCTCGGTCTTGCAGATTCGGCAGAAGGCCACGATCTTGTGTCCCTCGGCATCCGGCAGCACCTGCATCATCCGCCGGTTGCGGTGACAGCTGGGACATTCCAGCCAGCCGTTCCGTACTGTCAGCATCTTACCACATTTTCCACGGGTTTGCAATGCTTTCAACGCTCCTTCCCTAAAGTTAATATAGTCCTCAAGCCTGAAAAATTTAATAAAAAGCTCTCTGCCGTTTCCTCCTGGACCTCGCCTTGGAACGGCCCGCCGACAATCCCCGTCTTGAGATATATTTAATATAGTAGAAATCTCCGTAGACCGTCCTCATGCTGCTGTTCGCCAGGGGGATGACGCGGCCCTTGGGCGGCATCCTCAGGGGTGTATCGTCCGGGACGCGGAAGCACTCCCGTTCCGGCTTGCGCAGGTTCCGGCTCCCGGACCAGAGGCGCAGGCCCAGCTTGTCCCGCTGCTCCTTGCAGAGATACCGGGCCAGCGTTTCGAAGTTCTTCTCCTTGTCCACTCGGATGGAGCGGAATTCAACGCCGCCCTGGCCCCAGAGCCTCCGAATCTCGTCGTAGTCTTCCCCGGTGGTGTTGATCAGAACGTGGTGGTGCCATCGTCCCTCGCCATGCCTGTGCTCTGTGACATAAATGTAGCGCAGCTCCTGTTCCCGGGCCCTCCGGGCGGCCCGAAGGCGCTTCCAGAAAGCTTTTATCTTTTTAACCGCCTCCGGGCGGTTAGTTGGAAGATGAGTATCATCATAGGTAAGGGTAACATAGAGGTCTTTCACGCCGAAGTTAGCGGCGATCTCAAGCTCCAGCTTCTGGTAGGCGTATTTGAGGTTCATCAGCTGCTGGGCCCTGGAGGACAGGGCTTTCTTTCCCTGTCTGGCCGCACGGCCGTCCCTGGGATGGGGCGTTGGATAGACCGCCTCTATCACCAGCGGCCCAGCGACAATGATCCGTTTGAATTTGGACATGACAGCCTGCCTCCTCGCAGATGCAGACCGTCGCCCTACAGGCCGTCGTCCTAAAAAATCTAAAATATTTTGGAAAAGCTATTGACATTTACACGATATAGTGTTATTATAATATCAGAAGGGAGGTAAAGCGAATGAACCGGAAGAAGAAAAAGCCCACCAAATACTCCATCGACTGGCCGCAAACCTTAGTCGGAGCTCTGGTGGACTTGATCGTGGGAACGGCGCTCATTCTAATTGCAAAGCTTTTAGAATAGGCCGCCGGGGCGGGGAAACCCGCCCCACCCTCATACTAACCAATCCACCTTTGAATGTCAAGGAGGTTTTCAATGAAAGAATTTCTGACCGCGCTTGGCGTCCTGCTAATCGCCTTTGGAGCCGTGAAACTGGTTTTGGCTCTTCGCCAGCGGAGAAAGGAGAAAATGAATGGACGCGAGTAAATTTCTTTCCATCTCCGAATGGTGTACTCTTCATGGGAAAGACCCCGGGAATGTCCGCCGTCTCATTCAGCAGGGGCGGCTCCCGGCGCAAAAGATTGGGAGACAGTGGGTCATCCCGACGGACGCCCAGCCCCCCGCCGACAAGCGGATCAAGTCCGGGAAATACCGAGATTGGAGGAAGAAACCGGAGGAGTCCGAGGAGCCGGAGGCTTAGGCCTCCGGTTTTTCTCTCAGAATACCTGCCGCTTGCATATTTTCCCAACGTATGGTAGACTGTCGAAATATAGGGATAAAGGCAGGTGGGGAGAATGCGGGAGCGGTATTTCAGCATGTACCAAAGCATTGAATATAAAATCTGCTTTTACAGAGCGCACAGCGAGAGCGCCCATAGACGCTATAGACTGTATACGGCGGCTACGCTTGGCCTCTCTATCCTCAGTGTATTGATCTGGAGCATTTCCAAAACCATGCCGGCAATCTGGGCGATCCTTATCGCGGCGGCCCAGTTCGCCCAGGCTTACAGCGCTAATCTTCCCTGGGCCGACCAGCTGACGGCCTTGAAATACCTGCTGCCCGAACTGGACCAGCTCGCTCTCGATATTGACCATGATTGGCTCTCCATAGATATGGGGATGTATACGGAGGAAGAGATTATAGAGCTTATCTCAGTTTATGAAAAAAGATACTCGGCGCTTGAAGAGCAATTTGCCTCCGGGATATCATTCCATCAAAGGAAAGGGATATTAAAAAAGGCGGAAGCTAACCAGCGGCAGTATTTTTACATCCGGTATCCAATCATAGAAGAGCTAGAGAGGAAGGAGACAATTCATGGCAGATAAAATTCAACATTCCCCGTCAGAAGAAGACCTGCAAGCTTCCCAGCCGGGAAAAGATGTACAGCCTGCTCAATTAATGAAAACAATAGTTGGATTATGCCTAATTGATATTGCTGGGGGATGTTCTATGTACTCAATTCTCGCCCCGGAGCCTCTTTACTTATTACCGACACCTCCGCCACTAAAAAGGACAAAAAGCTCTGATGGTATAGTCTTGCGTTCAGAGGAAACACCCGCCCAAGACAAGGCTTCTGGATTGATTTCGCATAATCAGCGCGATAATAAGAGGTAAGAAGGGGGCAAAATGAGAAATATTTTTCAGCCGCCTTGGAACAGGTTTTTTGAAGAGGAAGAAGGAGCGCCGGATCCACCCTACCGTCTGCCTACACCGCCGCCTCCTGTTTCAACCACATCGAAACAGAAGAAATGACCTATGCGACTGCCGCCCTGTGCGGCAGCCTTTTTGTCCTGTTTCCAGTATTGGCAGGATTTCTAACCGCATGAATTTGGCATACTTTAACGGCATCTCGGAGTTCCATGCTTACGGCGTCCCTTTCGCTTCTTAATCACGTTACGTCGCCTTTCTCATGCCGCTCAGCAGCCGCCCGGCGTACTCATAGGCCCGCGCCGCGCCCTCCAGGTCCGGGGCCCGCAGGGCGAAGGCGCAGCCGTTCAGTTCCACGGACAGCTCT